TGTTACTGTAGTAGCTGTTCTTGTGTTGTTTGTTTGTAAGTATTCAAGATCATCATGGGCAACATCTACAATAGTAATATTATTTGAACCTTCTACAAATGATGTACCACCACCTGCATTTGCTCTCAAACCAATAACCTCTACTTTTTCAGCATCGCCTGTTGTTGTTTCTAAACCGAATACAACTTGAGATGTTGAATAAACCATATCACTATTGGCTAATTCTTTATTAATAGAATCAGGAATTATATAACCATTTAATGTAATATTAAATGTTGTTTTTGCAGCTCTGTCACCATCAGATTCAATAGCTACTGTTGTAGCAAATGAATCAATTTTTGATCTAAACTGAAAACGTTTTGGGTCACCCCAATATGAATCTGAAGCAAACTGAATTGCCTCTACTATTTTATTGTTTTGTTCTACGAAGTTTGTAAATACAACGCATTCGTAAGTTACAGTTACATAATCAGGTACTACTGATACATAATACTGTTTTGATGGTTGTCTATTTGTTAATATAGAAAAACTATCATAATGGTTTCTTGCATTATATTTGGTTTCAAATACTTGAAACAAATGTGCTTTATTACCATCTATTTTATTTCCTAAACTTCTATTTTTTTCAATGTTAGTACGTCTAAATACTATAATAGGAACTCTAACCTTATTGTTAGAATCTCTTAAAAAACCATCTTGTTGAATTGATTTCCATCTTTCAGGTGTACCAAATATAAGAGGAACATTAATCATTTCCCCATCTTGAAATACTTGAGGTTTAATTGTGTTATTAAAGTAATATATTATTGCTCCATCTAAATCTTCTAAACCAACATGAAAATCTTTTGTTTTATCACCTTTTCTAGTGTACTCTTTAGCACGATTGTTAGTAAAAGAAGTAGTAGATTGTGGCTTGCCTATTGATTTATCATAAGCATCAATTTGTCCTTGAGCGGCCTCAAAAGGTTTAGCAACATCTATGGATCTTTTTCTAGACATTATCTTCTATTCTGATTTTGTAATTGCATAAATTTATCTAAAGCGTTCATCGCTCTAAATAATTGGTTATACAATTTATTAATTTCTTTAGCTGTGTTTTTGATATCTGGGTCAGAAGAAAACATATATACATCAAATTCTCTTTTATTTTGAATAATGTCTTTTTTAATTTGATCCATTTTAGGCAAATTAATTACTTGAGAAGCAGTAGTTTCAGGGCGGTCAGGATCTGTAGGTAATGGTACCAAAAGAGATCCTTGTTTAAATAATTCTCTTTTTTGCTCTGGAGACAACTCGGCAGCTGTTAATTCAGCTAAAATATCTAATAGTTTCATAATTAATATTGACCTATTTTTTCAATTGTTTGTATTCTAGGAATAAACTGCAATAAACCATCTACTTTATGGGTAGTGGATGCTGCAATTTTAATTTTTTGGATGTCATCTTGTGGTGTTGTTGTTACAATATATTTTAATTTCAACAAAGAAAATTCAGATGTATTATTTGCTTTTGCATCTAAAAAATCACTTTGTTGTACTGTTACAACTACAACACCAGGCAATGCTCTAACTTCATTATATATCAATACTTGATTAAAATTTGAATTTGTCTTAATCAGTACATCTATTCTATATATAGATAACATTTCATTTAATATGTTACTTAATTTTGTCATGACGGAATTATATTCAGTTTTGTTGTTCTTGTTAAAGAGCAAGTTAAAATATATATAATAAGATTACCAGTGCTATTTGATGTTTGTGAAGTAACGGGAGATCCAGCTGTTGTAAAAAACTGAGAATCTACTGCACTTACTTCATAATATCTGTCTCTATCTACTAATATATCTCCTACTTCAGGATTAAAATTAAATTGCTCAACTGTTATTCTTGGTATACTTACAGTTATATTTTGAGATGGATCTGGTCCATAATCAGCATCACTGTATGTAAGACCTCCTCTTTCAATTAAACATTTTACCTCCATTGGAGGGTAATACCATTTCTCTAATGACTCACCATAAATATTAGTTGTAGTATTATCTAAATCATATTTAAAGTATCCAACCTTCATACCAGCAAAATTAATTGCTTGCAACACTGCATTTCCTGCTGGACCTGCTGGTGGTGCTGGAGATGGAGGTGCTGGTGGTGGCGTTGGTGAAGGAGAAGGAGATGCTCCTACTCCACCTCCCTTTGGTGGTGGTGCAACATATGGTGGTGCTACTGTTCCTCCATCTTTTATAATTCCTTTAGCCATTATTTAATATAAATTGGTAATGGAATAGATGCTAAGGTATCTTTTAAGAAACCTGCTTCTTGTTGTTTTCTTTCAAGTTGACTCTTACGAGAAACTTCATTTAACATTTCCTTTAATTCTATAATTAAATCTTCTTTTTCTTTTCTAGCATCTGTAATTAATTCAGAACCATTTATTGGCCCCATACCTTGAATACTTGTACTAGAATATTGAATACGAATATGTGCTTCAACCTCTCTAGATAATGCTAAAGTATATTTGAATATCCACATTCTACCAATTGTATTAATGTTCATGTATACAGGATTTCTGTAAGGAACATTCATTATATCAGTAACAACATTCTTTCTTTTATCTCTTAATATATTATTTTTATTACTTTTCTTAACATATTCAAAGAATAAATTTAAATCAATAGATGGTCTTGGGAATATTCTTAATTGGTTGTTTTGTAATTCAAATGAATATCCTGAACGTCTAATAGTATCATTTAATTCAATTGATTGAATTTTTTGTAAATCAAAGTTCATAGGCATTAACAAAAAGTTAATACCAGGAGAAAATTGACCAAAGCCAAAGGTTTCAAGTAATGATTGAACACCAGTACCTGTACCTGCATATGGATCAAAATACCTAGCAATTGCTGGAGGTTGTTCATAGAATACTCTTCTAACCTCAATTGTATCTCCATTTTCTAATGATGCTGATGTTGCAGCCCAAGCATTTAAATCATAATTTTGTTGTCCTGGAATTAAAGATAATATACCTTTTTTAACTTCAAAATTACCACCAACATTAGCTTCAGCACCATAACCATCAGCAATAACTGATGTTATAGTTGTTAAATTATTGCTTAATATTTTATCATTAAAGGTTTCAACTGTTGTTTGAATATAAACAGTTGGTATTGTGCCATTTGATCCAGTAAATCTTGCTCCAGTACCTGAAATGTTAGGTGTTGTTGTAAAGAAATAGATATGAGAATATCCATCAGGAATACTATAAGTAGATCCTGAAGTTACTCCTGTAAATTGTGCAAAAGTTCCATTAATTCTAAAATTAGTAGGATTAGCATAAGATAATGAAGAGGAAATATTTAAAGTTGTTGCAGTAGATCCTGTAGTAAATGTCATAGATGTACCAAATGAAGCAGAAGATACTGCTGTTAATTTAGCTGCTATGTTTGCTGCCGTTAATGCTGCTGTACTTCCCGTTACAATATAAAAATTAGTATCAGTATCAGGTAAACTACCAGAACCAATATTAAAAGTTGTAATAGTATTATTACTACCTGTTACAACAAATGATGTTGAACCTGAAGTAATACTAGCACTAACTGCATTCCATGATGAAGTAGCAGCATTGTAATATGGTGTAACAACTGTAGCACCACCAACTCTATTAAACTGATTATATACGAATTGGCTTAAATCCATTATAAGATCACCAGTTCCTGTATATGTTGGATCATTAAATCCAGATCCCAAAGTAAATGAGTTGATATAGCTAAAATCAGGCGCGATAAAATCGTTTACAGAAGCTGAAATAACCCAAATCTCATTATCTACAACAGAGGCTGAGTAAGACTGATTAAAATTTACTTCAGCATAATTTGCTGGTCTTGGTGCTGACCAAGTTACAGGAGATCCAATATCATCACTTAATATATGTGTGTATCCAATATTTGAAAATGGAGAGGTTTCTGAACCTTCCATATTAATATAGTTGTCTCTAATTTTATATTGATAAACCAAATTACCATAAGTGGTAACGGCTTCTTCAAAAGCAGCATAAATTGTCAAATCACTGATATTCAGTGTTGACAAAGATAGGCCTGTTCCTAAACGTTGTGCTACGTACTTTGCAGCACTTTTAGCATCACGTAAGAATTCAGGATCATCTGTATAATATTCGAAAGGACAATTGCCCTTTACATTAGAGAGATATGATACGTCACCGCCGTACGTATCGTATAGTGCCATTAAATTTACTGCCATTATAAACTAGTATTTATCATGTATAAATATTGAACATATCTTACTTTCCGTATTCAAATTCTAATATTTTACCCACTAAGTCGGAACGATGATTTTCTTTCAACTTAATCCACTTAATTTCCTCGATTTTTTTAGATAATTCGATAACATAGCTTAAGCCGTTGATTTCACCCGTTGATGACTTGATATCCGTTTGTTCATTGTCGCCGTTGATAACGATCTTACCATTTTTACCTAAGCGTGTCAATATGGCTAGCATTTCACCTTTGGTTAGGTTTTGTGCCTCCTCGACTATTAAAATATCATCAACTGTTTTACCACGGATAAACTGAACGGGGAGTGCTTTGACTTTACCGTCTTCAATTAGTTTAAATACTTCATTTTTATCAGAACAACATTTGTTTAGATTTTCGACTAGTGCCTCCATGTATGGATCAAATTTACCATTTAAATCGCCTGGTAGGAATCCTAAACTTCTACCAACCTCAATGGCTGCTCGTGTATTGTAAATACACCCAATTTGTTTTTTCTTAAGGAAATCTAATGCTGCTTGAGCACATACTAAACTTTTACCCGACCCGGCTCTTCCTGTTATAACTACTATTTGATTTTCAACTATTAACCTTTTTGCTTCTTTTTGTTCTTCATTTAATTGTAACGCATTTATTGACTTGATGTCTGTTTTTCTCTCACGTGTAGGTTCCTTCATAAATATAAATGTTGGTTTCCGATAAATATTAAATAAAAAAGCCCGACCTTACGGGTCGGGCTCTTTATTGTTTTAACCTTACGGGGTTAAATATGTTTAATTAAATTAAACAGTTTCTAAACCATGAACGATCACTTTACCATAGAATTCTGGACGAACCATTTTCTTAGCGTAACGAGTCATTAAACCTTTACGTGGAGTAAATGTTGTTGGATCGTATACTAATGGAGTCATCATTACAGGAATGTATGGAGCAAAAACAGCACCAGTTTCTAAGAACTGAGCACCTTTGTAACCCATCAAGATTAAGTTCTCAGTGAAATAAGGGTTTTTATACACCTTGTAACGACTGTTTAAAGAACCGATCTTTTGGATACCGAAGTTGAATTCTGCTTTGTCGCCATCACCATCAGAAGCAAATCCTGGGATTGATTCTAAGATAGTAGCTACAGTTGGAGAAACAACTAAGAAATTTGCTCCACCTCTCATTGTTAATTGGTGAATTTTGTTTGATACTTTTTGTAACTTAGTACCTAAAGTTTGGAACCAACCACCTTGAGTGTTGTAGAATGTGTTTGTTAAAGAAGCGAATGAAGTACCATTCCAAGCTACGTTATTTTGTGCAGACCAGAACTCAGTTGTAGAAGTTGGTACATTTTTGATCAACATTTCTAATAATTCCAAATCAATCTCCATAGAGATGTATTGGCTCATTAAGCTAGTTAATTCAGCTTCAGCATCGATTGAATGATAAGCATTCAAATCTTGTGCGAATTCTGGAGTCCATTGTGCTTTTAACTTACGAGTTTTAGCAACAACTGCCTCAGATTTCATATTCACATCTAAAGATGGGATAGAGATTTGAGAAGAACTGTTAGCGTTAGGAACTGAATAATCAGCTCTATCTTCGAAATCACCACGAGCGTTATCTCTGTTAGCTTTATTGTAGAATAAAGTTACAGTACCATGAGCTGGAGAACCAGTTGCGATGAAAATTAAAGAACTACCAGATACTTGAGTGTACTCAGGTAAAATTGTAGTTTCGTCAAAGTTAGAACCACTAATAAAGCAAGCTCTTACAGCTTCTAAATCTTGGTCTGTTTGAGCAGCACCGTTAGTTACAGTGATCTTCTTTAAAGAACCTGTAGCTACAGATGAATCATAATTAACATCAGCTAATGATGAGATTGATGAAGTTGCAGCTGTTAAAGATGCAGAGAATTGGTTGATTGAATAACCAAACTTACCAACACCATATAAACCTTTTGTAGTGTCAGTTGACTTTAAGTCAGTTGTAGCACCATATAAAGATCCGTCAAATCTTTTCTTATCTGTACCATATTTGAAGTCAAGATAGAAAATAAGACCTGAAGGTAAGCTCATAGATTGAACTGATACGAATTCTTTTGCGCTAATGTCACCGAATACACGACGAACTAACGGTAAAGCAACTCCAGCCCAGTTTTCACCGAAACCAGCAGTGAAAGTTGCAGCACCACCACCGATACCAGTTTGGTTGCTTTCAACTACTAATTGCTTAGCTTGGTTTTCTAATAAAATAGCCATGTTGTTTTTCTCAACTTCGCCTTTAAGACCTTCTAAAAGGCCAGACTTAGTCCACTTAGAGACTAAAGTGTTAGCTGTATCCATTACGCGAGCGTATGGGTTAGCTGATTCTAATAATTGTTGTACGTTCATTTTTGAATGAATTTTGTTTTTAATAATTTAATATTTTGTTATACCTGCTAATTTCTGCATTCTAGCCATGTGTTCGTTAATTTCAACGATTTGTTTGCTAGGAGCATTGCCAGCTGGTTTTGAAGCGAATCCTTTAATGATTCCTTCTTTAACTATACTTTTAGAAGTTTCTTTAGTTTCTAAAGACTCGTTAAGAGCTTCGAATACTAATTTAGCTTCGTTTGGTGTAGTTGCTTTATCAAAGGCATTAATTACTTTGATTTTGTTGTCTTCAGATAAATTTTTAGCTTTGAATATTTTGTTAACATATAATAACTTAGCGTTCAATAAGTTAACTTCATTCAATTCACTACGTAAAATTTCGATTGTAGCTACTGCTTCGTCTAATTCTTTTTCGTCTTTTTTAGCTTTCTTAGCTTCATCTACTACATCTTCAGTTGCTCCGTTTTCATCTAAAGCGTCTAATTCTGCAAGTAATTCTTCTAAGTTAATTTCATCTTCTGATCCAGCATCATCCATACCCATTGAGTCATCGCCGTTACCAGCATCATTTATATCAATTTCTTCTGCGTTTTCATCTTCTTCAGTTTCAGCTTCTTCAGCTTCTAATTCAGAATCAACGATGTCTTTGATAATACTTTTTAAATCTTCAATAGATAAATCAGCTACTGATGTTTCTTCAGATTCGCCTTCTTTAGATTCTTCATCTTCAGTTGGTTCTTCTTCAGTTTCTTCTTCAGATTCTTCATCTTCTTTAGCTTCATTAATTTCATCTTCAGAACCTTCTTCAAGTTCTAATTCTGCTAAAAATTCGTCTAAATTGAATTCTTCGTCTAAAGAAATTTCTTCTTCAATCTTTTCGCCATTTTCATTGGCGTCTGCGTCTTGTGTTTCTGCAATTGGTTCTTCATCTTCATCTTTTGCCATTTCTTCTAATTTAGAAGCTAACATTGATTGTAAATGAGGAGTCAAAGTTTCTTCAAGAGCAGCTTTTGCATTAACTAACGCAGCTTCGCGGATAGTTTTTGCTTCAGCAATCGCTTGCTTAAACAATTCTTTGTTTGTCATTTGTCCTTAAATTTTTTTTCGGAAATAAGCTTATTAGAGTGGGAAGCTTAATAGGGAGTTTGTATAATACCTGGAACTACAATAAGAATGGGTAGTCCATTTTAGGCTACCCATAAATATATGTAGATATGTAAAACCGCGAGGGTTTTATTTATTTTTTAATTGTTCTCTGTACCACATGGCTCCATCTATAAAATGACCTAAAGGAGAACCTTCATTATTTAAAGTATCTTCATATTTTATAGCAGCATCTCTGATTTCACTATCAGACAATTCAATACTATTTAATTTATTCTCTTCAATCATGCCAGCTAAATGCTGCATTCTTTTAATTTCGTTGATTGGTGTTTTCATATAAATAAATATTAACACAAAGGACAAACGCCAGTTGCATTACAGATAATTTCTGTAACTATACCACTTATCTTGCTATAATCTTTTGTTGGTTGTTGTTTACCTTCAGATAATTTCATATATGCGTTAGGTGTACTTGGTACTGATACCAAATCCCAACATAATAATTCAAAATCGTCTTGTACTTCTACTGTTTCACCAATTTGCTTAACTGAACCCATACCGCGTGATGATATACCTAATGGAATACCCGCTAATATAATTTCTTGAGCAATTTTACCTGATGGAGTGTTTAATAATGTTAATTCACCCATAACATCGTTTCCTTCCCACCAAACTTTTGTAATTAAGTGAGATACGTTTCCTAAGTTAACAATAGTTGATTCGGGGTGATCTAATTCACCCATAGATGTATTAGATTGTACTTGTGTTTTAATGTAAATTTCTACTTGTTTTTTTAAAACTTCTGGTGGATAAACACGACCATTGCCGTTTTTAACTCCAGATTCTTGTAGTTTACCTTTAATACGCATTCTACCAGCCACAACGTCTTTAGACTCAGATAGAGTCATTTTAGCAATGTGAAATGGTGTATGATCTACTAATAATTGTTTCATATTATTTACTAATGTCGTTTATGTCGCTAAATCCTTCTCCGTATTTTGAAATAGTTGTATTGCCATTGTTTTGAAACTTAACTACTACAAGTGCTTTACCTTCTTTAGATTTTAACACATCGTATACAACTCCTTCTTGACCAGATTTTGATTTAACTTTATCGTTATCTTTAAATCCAGTACCATTATCACTAACTGAATCATATCCAGCTATATCGTCATAATATCCTTCGTTTAATGAATTTTCTTCTTCAAGAACTTCACGAACGATTTCTTCTAATGATGCTTTAAATTTCTCAAATGCAGCACCTAAATCTTTTTCACCAGTTCTAAATTGAGATGGTTTTGGAGTTAAGATATAAGCAATTTTCATTCCTGTATCTTCATCTTCATCAGTATCTTCTTCAATATCAAATTGAATTGATAATTTTTCATAAACACCTTCAGGCATTCTTTCCCAATATCCAAATTTTAAAACTGCATCTTCATCATGATTTTGCAATGTAATATCACCTGCGAATTGTTTTAATTGATTGTTTAAATCAATAAATTGAGCAGCTTGTTTTACTGCTTCATTTGGTTCTTCGTTAGGAGCTAGATTTAAACCAGTCTCATCTAAATTTTCTTTAACAACTTCTTTAACTTTTTTCATACCATTTTCGGTATCAATGTCGCTAGGTTTTTTTTTAGATTTTTTAACCTTAATTTTTTCAGGTTCAACTGCTTGGCCACTTAAATTTAATTGGCTATAATAAGAAGAATTTTTCTTCAAATTAGCATAAACAGTTTTTTTAGCTTTTTCAACATCACCTTCGTGCTTAGCTACTTCTACCTTTAAACCTAAATCAACTTCAACTGGATTGCAAAGGTGGTCTGTATTTTCTGCTTTAGCTTCACTTAATAAACCCTTATTTTTAAGGATTTTAACTGAATCATCAAAGTTAGTTACGTTAGTAATGTATTGAGGGAAAGTCATACGAATATTTCTCATGAAATTCGCTTGAGACATATTACCTTCTCTTAACTCGTTATATTGTGTTTGTGTACTTTTCATTATTATTATTTTATCTTCCTTGACCTTTATATGCTTTAGGGCGTGGAGTATGTTTATTATATTTTTTCTTTGCTGTGCCTACTTTACGTTTACCAAATGATAACTTATTGTTGTTGCCTACTAATCTTGCCACTACTGATTTAAATTTTTAATTTTATTATTAAGATGATTTACCATTTCTGCTATTTGAGAAACATTCTTTTGAGTTGCTTTCCAATATGAAATACCACCTTCATCTTCACTTAATTCTTGTTTCATGCGTGATGTATATTCAACAATACGATCAATTTCAGCTAACTTACGTTTTACCTCACGAATTGCTTTATGCAATTGTTCAGATTTAGTTCTGTGGGTTACTTCTTTTTTGAATTTACCGTAGGATACTTCACTTAGTATACCTGCTTCAATCATATCATTTAATTTCATTTCTTCTATTTTTTGTATATTACTAGGTATTACATTTGTAGCAGGTAAACCTTTAAGATTTTTTAGTCGTACTAAACCATTAGGAAAAATATTTATTACTTCCCATTCTTGGTTTTCGTATTTAACTTTATCACCTACTTTAAATTCACCCACAGCTTCAAATATTTTTTTATAATCAAATAATTTTGAGTTTTTAGGTCGCTTTAAATCAGCTACTGTCCAACCCATTTTCTTTAAAAATTTAACTGCTCTATTCTCACCTTTCTTTTTACCACCAAACGCAAACGGTGTTGCATAATTTTCACCTGAACCCGCACTAAAAGAAGCACCACTACCTGTTGCATTTTCCTCACTCATCATTATTTCACGAGCGTATGCTTTAATGGCAGATTTTAATGCTGCTTTTTTTTCTTCAGATATTCCTGCTACTGTTCTGCCTTTATAAGTATTTTTTAAATAATTAACCATTTCAGCATTCATATTGAAATTAGACTCCAATGGTTTATCATCTGGTTTTGATTCTATTGTCTTTGACATCATTTGCATGAATCCATTTTCAACAGTATCATCTACTATAGCAGACATGCTATCATCTATATCTAGTTTATCTAACCAAGTGTTTGTTTTTTTAGAATCTGGTTTTGATATTGCTGCTCTTATAAATTCAAATGTTGTTTTAGCAGCTTCAGCCCCAGGTATAAACCCCATTAATGTTCCTAAAGCTATATTACCTATTTTTTCTCCTTTTTGTTTGAGGGTAATAGATTTAATAACTTTTTTTAAATCACCATATGTGTTTAATTCTAATGCCATTATTTATAGCCTAACTTAGTTAATACTTGTTCAACTTGACTTCTAATAGCAGATTTACTAATCTTTCCTGGTTCAAACCCTAAAGTTTGAAACCAAATTTCAAAAGCTCCTGGGAACTTCTGAATGTTATTAATATTTTTAGATTTGCTAGCTAAAGTAGTTGCAGATGCTTGTGCTCTACCTAAAGCCGCTACATCACTTGGGATATTAGTTGCCTCTTCTACTACTTCTCTTATAAGAGATTGTAATTGTTGTTTAGTCATTATTTAACGGATTTTATTTCTGCCACTAATTGTTGATAAGTCAATAATGAAATGATGTCTTCATCTCTTACACTTTGATTCTTATCTAATGGTTTAATCAAATTAACTACTTCGTTAATTTTGATTTTAATGGTATTGTCTTGAATAGTTTCGGTTAATTTACCTAATTCTTTCTTAATACCTTCTATTTTATCGTTAACGAAATCTTTTAACTTTGTAGTACTAGACACATTATTAATAAATTCTTTTAACACTGACTTTTGTTCTGGTTGTAATTCACCATACTTTTCGTTGAATTTTTCAATCAACATTTTGTATGCTAACATACGAGTACCTTTATCCATAGCACTATATTCTTCCATTACGCGATCTTTAACCTCTTCTTTATTTACTTCTCTGCGAGTAATATGTTCAAGTAAAGTTACTTTATTATCAATGACACTTGTTGGATCTATAAATTCTAATGTAGAATATGCTTCCATTAATGTGTAGACAGCAGCGTGTTGCTTGTAATTATTTACTTTAGCTTTAAAGAATTCTTCTAAATTGTAATGTGACTTAATTTCTTTAATTAAGTTATACTTTTCTTTACGAAGAGCAGTACGGTTTAAGCGACCATGTAATTCTAGAGTGGTGTTGATCAATGATTCAGCTTTACCTTCAGATATTGCTTTATTAGCAATTAAGGTTTGATATAATTTATATTCTTTAGCTAATTCTGATTTACTAAAATACTTTTTAATCAACGGCAATGACGCTGAGTCTTTGCCAGAGATCGTATCGGAAGTTACTTGTCTTAACAGTAATTCAAATAAAATTCCAGTATTTTTATATTTGTTGTGTTTTATTTTCATAGAAAGTATGTAATCACTACGTATAAATATGTTATTTTTCTATACCCTTGATATTATTTTCGTTTAATAGATCGGATTCTACAGGTTTAGTAACTTCATATAAAGTTATAGTTTTGGCTTCTGCCGCTTCTCTAGCTCTTTTTAATTCAGATAGGGCTAACGGTGAACCGCCTTTATATGCTTGTTGCATTGGTTGTTTATCTTGAGTAGAAGACATATTGTATTCCTTACTACCAATTGGATCTTTACCAAATGAACTTTTCTGAGTACCAAATATAGATGCTTTTTGTGTTGGGCGCCCAACTGGATCTTTTTCATCATATCCAACAGGCACTGCGCCTTGTCCATTTCTGCCCTTACCATATAATGAAGCTAAATCATGTGGAGTACCGAATGATCTACCAGTTTTAGCTGGGTCATTGCCTTCATTTTCAACTTGTTGAAGTCTAAATGCACGTTTTTTATCTTCTAACACTAAATCACGCATCTCATCGTATTGATCTTCGCTGAATTGGAATATTCTATCGTATATAAAGTCGGATGGGATTAAACCTGTATCAAGAGCATCTTTAGCAAGTGATACTTTTTCTTTCCACATTGCTACTTGTTCTTGTTGGTAGATGATTGATGGAGGCGTTAATGTTAATTCAAATCCTGTTAATTCATCACCATCAAATCCTTGAGTATATAAATGCACTAATGCAATTTTATACAATTCAGATACAAGTACCTTTTGCACACGCTCAATTGTACGAGCAAAACGAATATCTTCAGCAGCTAATGTAGCTTTACCAGTTAAATCTTTTTCAAATCCGAAGAATGCTTTAGGCACCTTAAGCGCTGCTAACATTTCATCACGTAAGAAATTCACGTCTTCAATACCATTGTATTCTAAACCTTTTAAGGTGTCGATTTTAGTATTTTGGTTTGCACCTCTTACTGGGATAATAAAATCTTCAAGTGAATTCTGGATATTATAACGTAAATTGTAATCACCAGTTTGGGCATCCATAAATGGAGTCTTTTTCATTTTATTGGTGATACGCTCCATGTAGTTATCCACTTCATGTGCTGGTATTCCACCAACGTCTACGTAGAAGACACGCTTTTCAGGCGATCTCATAATACGATGTATTAACATCGCATCTTTCATTAATGTATATTGTTTGTAAACCTTACGAGCTGGTTCAATAAATGAACGTCCATAAGGTAAATAGTTAGCATCCGCGTATAATCTAAAGTGAGCTATTTCATAATTCTCAAAACGCTTTTTCATATTGCTTTTATCCATATGGACAGTACTAGCTAATGCGTTTGGATCATATTCAAAATAAACCTCAAATGGGTTGTTAGGATTTAGACCTTCTCTTCTAGCCAATTCATATGATGATAAAGGCATAACATTGTATACCCCCATCTCACTGTTAATTTCTAAAAATAAATAAAAATCACCATATTTACACATCTGGCGAGTCCAAGGCCAAAGGTTAAATTCAATATTTAAAATATCGTAGAATAAGTTATAAAGTACTTTTTGTACTTTTTCATTAGATGAGCGAATTTGTAAAATCTCACCCGCTTCATTTTTTAATGTAGTTTCATCAGACACAATATCAAGAGCAGAAGCGATAATAGATTCTGAATCCATTGCTTCATAGTCATTATATAGCTGTGTTCTTAATGTCTGATAGTTAATAGCAGGATTGAACATAGCAGACATGCTAGTTCTATGTAGACGCGTAAAACGGTCTACTAAGCTATTTGTTTGTGCACTTCCATAGGCTTGAGTACGGTCTGTGTCTACCACTTTTAATTGTCCACCACCAACGTTTCTTATTACAACGTCAGTTGAAAACAATCGTCTCAGCCTTGAAAATAAATCTGTATTAGCCATTTTTTTATTTTAGTATGTATATCAATAAATATTTTAACCAAGCACCCATCGCGTGTCTTCTGAATTTCCGTGGATATCGTTTATTTGATATGGATTACCACCAGGTATCCATTGTCCACCTCCATACATCTCTCCACCAGTCTTTTTAAAGTTTAATAAACTAGCGGAAGCCAAGTCACGACCCATTTGAGCAAAACGTGATGCAGTATCACGAATAAACAACCCCATCGATAATGCTAACACCAAATCATCGTTATACCCGTTTTGCGCTTGTCCTTTACCATGCATCCATATGAATACTCTTAATTCTTCAAGTAAACGTTTTGAATAGAATGTATAAGACTTGTCTCGAAGGTACGACTCCATTTTTGAGATAACAAGTGGTCTTGTCTTTGCTGAAGTAGTGAATCCGGGAACGGTTTGCCCCGAATCCATCTTGGATAAATATTTCTCAGCACTTAATTCACCATATGAGCGAGGTGAATAGTATAAATTAGCGTATTCTCTGTCTATTATAGTATTTACAACATCCCAACCGATATTAGCATTTTCCACCACTAAAAGCGCATTATTATATTCTGTAGCCACCGATACTAACATGTTTCCATATTCACGTGTGCCTATTAGTGATTTAAACTCAGCCACCTGTGTACATGACTCAAGATCAATAACTTGGAATGATGAATAATCGCTTCCGTCGCCACGGGCAACGTCCGCAGATACAATATAATTTTTATTATAATCTGGGTATTGCCATATCCAAAAATCACCTCCCATGAATCGACGTTCAATAGGATCCATAATAAATCCTTCGTAATATGCTAAAGTTTCAGGATCAACTACTGTAGCTCCTGATCCTAAAAAGTCACAATCATATTCCTGCGCAAAATCTCTTGCAGTCATATTTTCTCTTTCATTCAATAACCAAGCATCATCTCTATCAGGATGAACATCCCATTTTAATTGAATAGGTTTAAAGCTATTTTTTCCTAATTCTGATTCAACCCAAGTTTTATGAAACCAATTACCCACACCGTTTGGAGAAGATAACGCTACACAACCACCACCTGTTGAGATAGTAGGTTTAACTGCGGTATATATCTTATCAATACCTTCAATGAAGGCAGCTTCATCCATAATCAACCAAGATACAGCAAATGAACGACCAGCATCACTTGATGCTGATGTTGCTTTAATAAAAGATCCGTTTGCTAATTTTAGTGATGTTTGGTTTTTTGCTTCTGGTTTAGCTCCTTTTAACCATGAAGGTAAGTTGTTAAACATGAATTGAACCTTTTCAACCATGTTTTGTGCTGTTAATTGCTTAGTAGCAATACATAATATTGCTTTATCTTTATGAAATAACATTAACCATAAAGCATACCCAGCACATAAAGTAGAGACACCTAACTGACGAGATTTGTTAATAATGTTATAATCGTTGTTTCTAAAGGAATGCAATACTGCTTCCTGAAATGGATATAGATGGAATAATATTCTACCCTTTATTGGGTGTGTAATAAAACAATATTTTCTAAAGAAATGAACAGGATCACTCGCACATTTCACATATTCCTGTTTAATTATATCCTTTATATTTTGTTCACTCATACACTAACTGTTGTATATAAATATATAAAGAAAACCCGACCTTACGGGGTCGGGTTAGAGAGCTATAATACTGAGACTATAGCGGGGCATGTTTTCGCATTGGTCTAAGAATGCTTAACGGAGTGAATACCTAAGGCAGCACTACTATTTTGCTAACATTAAGTAAGCTAATCCACCAATTACTACATAGCTTCCTATGCGTTGAAATTTAGATTTAACTTTTAACTTATTGTATTGTAATTCTATTTTTTGATATTGTCCTTCCCATCCAGCAATTTCTTTATCTTTATTAGTTAAGATTAATCTAAATTTATCTTCTTTACTAATATATTTGCTGATAACACTGTCTTTAACAGTTACTTTTGCCTCTAATGTAGCAATTGAGCTATCTTTTAATACTATAATTTGTTTAGCACCATCTAATTCTACTAAATCCTTAGCAGCGCTAACCAATACTGGTTGTGCTACTGGTAATGGATTAGAAATTGTATCTGCTGGGTATCTTGTATTGTAAAAAGATACTAATTGATGTTCTTGTAAATTATCAATGTTGTTTTTTTCAATTTCAATAGTTTCAACAATTTTAATTACTTTTGTTTTTTGGTGTTCTATTTTGTATTGTAACTCAACAGCTACCATATCTAAAGAATCAATCTCAGCATCATCTTTAGCGATTTCTGCATGTAATGAATCATTTACTTTATTTAAGCTATCTACCTGAGCTAAGAATGCTTTGTGTTCAACATTGCTTCCACATTTTTCGAATAACACACTACCTATTAATACAGTTACTACTGCAAATATAATGATTGGTAATGATTTTTTTAGTTTTAATAACATATTTTTATTTTTTTATTCCAGCGTAATATTGTAATCTACTTTTAAATGCTTCGTCGATTGGTTCTTCCTCTGTTGTTGGATTTTCAATTTCTGGTTCCTCTGTTGGTTTAGTTTTAGCTAATTTAGGATGTTCAGCTTCAATTTTAGCAATTCTATCATCTAATGATGTTTTTAAAGCACGTAAACGTGTTAATTCATCTGATGGTCTATCATTAATGTCACCTGCTGTTCCTTTAGCGCGTTTTAATTTTAATATATTGCTTTTAGTTGCGGCTAAACGGCGTTCTAATTCTCTATGTTGTAACCAAGCTTCATAATCAACATCAGAAGCACTAGAGGCATCAGATGTTGCTTTTTCAAAGTCAGTCATTTCTGGTTCTTCATCTTCACCTGATGCTTTTGCAGCAGCAAATGATGCATCAACTTCTTCATCAGACATTTCTTCTTTTCCTGAAATACCCAATGCGTCTAATTCCGCTTGTGAGAATCCACCAGCACCACCTGCTGTTGTTTCTTCCCCACTATCTGTAGTTGTAGTTGGTCTTGTTGTTGGACGTTGTGCAATTTGTTCTTCTGAAGGAACAATAATCCCTGCATCAACTAATTCCATAAAGTCTTTGTTGATTGGATTTTGTTTATCATATCCCATTTCACCAGCTACATTCATTTTTGATACAGCAGATCCTGCAGCTTTAATAGCAGCAACGATTTTTGCTTTCTTACCAGCCATAGCAGTAATTTGCTCGTCAGTAACATCATCAGCTAACTGATAGCGAATACCTACGTTTGCCATTTCATCTAATTCTGTTGAAGACATACCTGGCTTTGATAGTTTAGAAAGTTTTATTTGAGCGGCTTGTATATTCTTATTAACGGCATTTACTTCAGCATCCTTTCCCGGTTTATCCACTGGGGCAACTTGTTGGGAAGTTAGTTCTTGTTTTTTCTTATTAAGTGCTGCTATTTTACTTTTTTCGGCATTCAATGCAGCAGTTTGAGCATTTTTATCTTCGGCAGCACCTTCATCAATTACTTCTAATAGGGCTTCACGGATAATATCTTGCAGTTCTGATTTTTTCATGGTATCTTTGTTCATATTGTATGTATAAATATTATAAATTTTGTAAAATTGTAGCGATACGTTCCTCAGTTGTACCCTCTACTGTAATTAATCGTTGTGGTTTATATTCCTCTAAAGACAATTTAATAACTTCATCAATTTTACGTCTATAATGTAAATCAGTAGTTCTAACACCATTATCTTCTATACTAACACCACGAGGATCAACATAAATAACTAAATCATATTGATTACGAAACATCATAGCTGCTTCAACAAATGTACGTTTATCAAATTCATCAATTGATTTAGCACCCAATGTAAATGCACAAACATCCCATATTGTTCTGTCTGTAATAATATTTGGATATAATAATTCAGTAGCACGTTCAGCTAAAAATACAAACTGACCATTTAATGTAGAATCTGTATTTAATGGAATACCTAAATCACGTAGATATTTACTACGCTCAGTATACACACTATAATCTTTAAGCTGGTCTAGTTCACCTAATGCTTTAGCTAATGTAGTTTTACCTACAGACATTGTACCTGTTAATCCTATTCTCATTTGTTTCTTTCGTTTATTTTTTTCATTTGACGAGCATTACGCTTATCATCTCTAGATTGCTTAGCTATTTTATTCCAATTTTTTTGCTTATCAGCACCATCTTTATACTTAATCTCTACAGAAATAGGTCCTCTAGAAAATTTATCCAAATCGAATGTCCACGTTTCCATAGTACTCTCATCCTCATACGTTTTAGTATATTTACGTGGTTTTTCTTCTTGTACTATTTCTTTTGGTCTACCTCTTCTTTCTTCCATATAATAAAGATATGATTTTTACTCTGCTTAAACCCTAGCACCTGCTGCTTTACCAGCAGCGGTTTTGTAGAATGGTTGGCCATTAACGTCTTTCTTTCTATCTTCCCATTGATCTTTGGTATATCTCATTCCAAATAACCAATACTCAGCGGCACGTTTATTTCCCTGAGGAATATAGGCCGGCCCGTCCCAGTTATGCATTTTATTTACTCCATCTACTTCTATAGAATAGACTAAAGAATTATCTTTTGTTCTAATTCGAATTGTTTCTGACATTTTATTTTATTAAGTTTTCTGCAATATAAATTCCGTGTGCTCCTGATACTGTAATACCACGAGCGCTCAATGCGTCACCTGCAAAGTGTACATTTGGATATTCGTTTAATGATAAATCTGTGTAATTAACTAGTGGTTCAGGTGATAAATACTTTACTTCAGGTACATACATACCCCAATCGTCACCAAAATTAAATATATTATTCATACTATCAATAAAATTAACAATATAGGCTAAATATTCACCATATGCTACAGCTAATGGTCCTAAACTATCTATCTGATGAGATGATACTGTATTACCTTCTGATGTTAATCCTGGAGTACGAGTTTTATTAGGTGAATAATATAATCCTTTTCCATCAACTTGTAGTTGTTGTACTACATCTCTACTCCACTTAAATGGATCTTCAATACCTTTAATTTCCATTAAAATACCAAAGTTTGTCATTTGGTTTTCAAATTCTTTTCCTTTTTTAGCATGACCATTATAACTAAGGTCGCCATAGGTTTCCTCAACAGCCACATAAGCCGCATTATTATTAGTACAGAATGAGCGAATAGACACATCATCAAATTTTTGATATAATTTAAAGTCATAAGACACATCAATTAATTTCTGAAAGTATTTCTGTGGTGCTTCAAATCGAACACCAATTTGTACTGATTTAGGTTCATTAGGTAATTTATAGTCATCAGCTAACTGTTGAGCAAAATCAATACCTGATTTGCCTACTGCAAAGATAAGTTCATCATAATAGGTAAATCGATAATCAAAATGGTGATATCCATCTTTACTTAAAGTATGACTGTGTAACATTTTATTATTAAAATCAATCTTATCTACTTGTTCTAGCCATTCAAATTTAACACCCTTATCTAACAAATATTGATACCAATTTTTAGCAATTTCATGTAAATAATTTGAACCAATATGCCATACAAGCGACATACGCAAATCAAAATATGGTTTAATAAAGTCAGGTTCTGTTTTAGGATCAGAACATGAAATTTCATTTGGTTTAGGATGAAAACGAGTAAAGTTAGCTACTACCTCTTCCATTAACGACATAGCTTTTTCCTCACCACAATACTTAGCTAATTGTCCACCTTGTACTGTTGATACTACTAATTTACCATCTGACCAACCACCAGCACCTAACATACCAGTCATTACCTCTTCAGGTAAGCGGTTAATAGGGTCGTTGCCCTTGTCTAGAATTGTGATTAGACTACCATCATAGCCATTATCTACTAATTTGGTTGCAGCATTAATACCTGCAACGCCTGCTCCAATAATTACAATTTTTTTCATATCTATAAATTTAAGTTATTATTTTGACATTTCCAAATGTAAGGTGGCCCACCTTTAAGGGTGCGCCACA